CACTACAAACTATAAATGGCAATACTTGGCTATGCTGTAGAGGTCCAATGAAACAGAGAGGCCGGCAAAGTAGTGCGGCGCTTTCTACTGTTACGAATACAGTATTGTGGGAAGCGAAAGCGCCCGACTATTTAAGCGCCGAGCAAAAGGAAGTTTGGCAAACGTGCGTGCATCGGCTTGGGCATGATTGGTTTCCCGCCGAAGTGCTGCCGCTGTTGGAGCAATACACAACGGCGGTGGTCATCACCCGGTCACTGACACGTCAGCTAAACAACACAGACTTGTCACCGGGTGAACGGCGCAAGATTGAGGGTGCGTGGCACACCTATACGCACATGATGCTGACGCTTGCCGTGAAGCTTCGCATCCCAACGCAATCCATCCGCAAACAAAAACCGAAAGTGTATGCCAAGCGCCCGTGGGAAGCGGAAGCCGAAAGCGATTGAGGATACGCGCGGGCATCGCAACGTGCGGTGGATTGAGGATAATTGCTTCATCCCGGAGGGAAAATTCGTTGGCAAAAAGGTGAAGCTTCGCCAATGGCAACAGGATTTTATTTTGGACGTGTACGATAACCCCGCGGGCACGCGGCGGGCCATCCTTAGTGTGGGCCGGAAAAATGCCAAGACGACATTGGCGGCGTTTTTACTATTGCTTCACTTGGTCGGGCCGGAAGCCATCGCCAACAGTCAGCTATATTCCGATGCGCAAAGCCGCGACCAAGCCGGAATTATTTTTGATTTAGCGGCAAAGTGCGTGCGGTTATCGCCATCGCTTTTCCAGTACGTGCAAATTCGTGAAACCGCCAAGCAACTTTTGTGCCCGGAAATCGGCACCCGCTACAAAGCCCTGTCCGCGGAAGTCTCCACCGCCTTCGGGCTTTCACCGGTTTTTGTGGTGCATGATGAACTAGGCCAAGTGCGTGGCCCAAAGTCGGAATTGTATGAGGCTTTGGAAACGGCAACGTCCGCGCAAGAGGCACCGTTATCCATCATCATTTCCACGCAAGCGCCCACCGAAAACGATTTGCTTTCAATCCTGATTGACGATGCCAAAGCGGAGCATGACCCGCGCGTTGTGTTGCGGCTTTATACGGCGGACACCGAAGCGGACCCGTTTGTTGAAAGCACCATCCGGCAAGCCAATCCGGCTTTCGGGGATTTTCAGAATGCCGATGAAGTCTTGGCGATGGCGCAAGACGCCAAGCGGATGCCAAGCCGGGAAGCCGATTTCAGAAACCTTGTGCTTAACCAACGGGTGGAAGCCCTCAATCCATTTATCTCAAAGGCGGTTTGGCAGGACAACGGCGCGGATGCGATGAAGGATTTTGCCGACACCCCGGTATATGGCGGCTTGGATTTGTCGGCGGTTAGCGACTTGACGGCGTTGGTGCTGATGGGCGAGCGCAACGGGCAATGGCACGTCAAGCCAACGTTTTGGTTGCCCGCGGACGGCATTGGCGAGCGATCACGGCTTGACCGGGTGCCTTACGATGTTTGGTCACGCTCTTTCCAATTGCTGTTGTCACCCGGCAAATCAGTGGAATACGAATTTGTCGCCAGCTATTTGCGCGATGTGTTCACCCACAACAAGGTTATGAAAATCGCCTTTGACCGGTGGGGGTTTCGTCACCTTAAGCCGTGGTTGCTCAAAGCCGGATTTACCGAGCAACTCCTAGATGAAAAATTCGTTGAGTTTGGCCAAGGCTATCAATCCATGTCACCCGCGTTGCGGGCGCTGGAAAGTCTGTTGCTCAATACCAAAATCCGCCACGGCAATCACCCGGTGCTGGCGATGTGTGCGCGCAATGCGGTGGTGACGAAAGACCCCGCGGGCAATCGCAAGTTGGACAAGGCACGGTCACGCGGGCGCATTGACGGCATGATTGCGTTGGCGATGGCAACGGCGGTGGCGGAAGCATCCCCGGCAGAAAAGCCGAAAGAATATCAAATGATTTTTGTATGAGGCACGCCGATGAGTTGGCTTGACGATTGGCACGCGATGGGACGCACGGGAAAAATCAATTTTATCGCCACCATCGTCATTGGCGTGGCGGGCTTGGTTTTAATTTTCATTTTGTTTTGGTGACGCGCGTGGGGGATTGGACCGATAAGCATATTCAGCGGCGAATTATTAGCTTTAGCGGTTTTCGTTTGGATGGTTTGGCTGATTTGCTATCGCGCGCTAGGGGCAAGTCGGTTTTCGACGTTGGATGCAATCGCGGTGCTATCTGCCACGATTTTGTGCTTGCTGGCGCTTCCATAGTCCACGGATGCGACAAGTCGGCGGAAACCATCCTGACCGCCAACCAATGGTTTGCCGACATTCGGAGCGTGGATGCCCGCTTTGAAGTAGTGGACCTGACGGGCGGACCCGGCGCGATCAAAAAAGCCTTCGGTGAGCATTACCGCGCCAAATACGATTTTGTTTTATTCCTTGCGGTCTATCACAAGCTTCGCCGTGTGATGCCGCTGGAAAATTTGCTTTTCCTCATTGACCACTTGGCGCACCACACCGGCAAATTTTTTGTGTGGCGCGGGGCGAACGATCAACTACCGGAATTTGAACCGGTGTTGCTCAAGCGCGGTTTCACGCGCGTTCACTATTCAACCATTTGCGAAATTGAACACCCGGACCACAAAGACCCGGCACCACAACCCGCCGCGGTGTGGGCGGTGCCGGGTTAATCACCACCAAAAAAGGGCCATGACCATGAAAACGATAATCGGAATGCTGGCGGCAATGATGCTGGCGGTGGTGCCCGCGCAAGCGGACAGCATCGTTGTGCTTGGCGGTGCCAACTGGACCGTCAATGCGGCCACCAGCACACTTGGGTTGCTTGCCGTGCCGCCTCCCGGCAACCAGCCACTCAACACGCCGTGCCTGATTTGCGGGACCAATCAACCGCAACAACCCGCGGGATTTGGCTACAACAACTTTTTCCAGAACGGCAATGAAACATCCTTCATAGAATTTTCATCGGCAACGGTCGGGGCGCAACTGCAACAAGACGTTATCGGGACCGGCTATAGCGTTAGCTTTCTGCAAGCGTTTTTGGCCACACAATCTGCCGTGGAATTTAATGTTGGCATTGACGTGAACACCGGCACCGGGCAGGGCGCGGAAGTGTTGGAGAGTTTCGCCATTCTAAACCTGACAACCAATGTGGTCTTGGCACAATACAGTTTGCTTGATGCCGTGGGCACACCGTTGCCAACGGCAAACAACGGCACCGGCTTTCCCGACTTCCTGCTAACCGGCTTCGATATTGACCGCAACGACATAAACCTAGGCGACAGCATCGTATTTTTTGCGCGCTGGTCAAACGCCAGTGACGGAGCGGAAAGCTTTTTCCTAGTGCCTACGGCGGCGGTGGCGGAAACGCCAATCCCCGGTGCCGTGTGGTTGTTTGCCAGCGGGCTAGGTGGTCTTGGTCTTTTGCTACGGCGGCGCAAGCGCCAACCGTCCTAATAATTTTTCTATCTCAACAGCACGAAAGGGCCGCGCCATGAACCGCGCCTATAGCCTTTTGCACGTCAAGACCGTGGACGATGAACAACGCACCATCCGCGGCATGGCCACCACGCCAACGCCCGACAGGCTTGGCGACGTGGTTGAGCCGCACGGCGTGCAATTCAAAAATCCCATGCCGCTTCTATGGCAGCACAAGCATGACAAGCCGGTTGGATGGGCCACCTTTGAAAAGGCGGGCGATGACGGCATTGCGTTTGAGGCGCGCATTGAAAAATCCGCTGACGTTAAATCCGCCGCTTTGCGCGAAAGGCTTGATGAGGCTTGGGAGAGCGTCAAGTTGGGCTTGGTGCGCGCCGTGTCCATCGGCTTCCGCGCGCTTGAGCATGAATGGATAAAAGGCACCGATGGCATCCGCTTCCTTGAAACGGAAGTGCTGGAATTATCGTTGGTAACTATCCCCGCCAATTCCGAAGCCACCATCACAACCATCAAGGCTCTTGACCGTCCGTTATTGGCCGCGACCGGCCACGCAATGACGGACGATGAAAGACCAAAACCACCCGGCGATGCGGGCAGCAAACCGAAGGTAAGGAAAATGCCAAAGACGATTGCGGAACAGATTGCATCGTTTGAAGCCACGCGCGCCGCGAAAGCCGCCCGCATGGATGAATTGATGCAGAAAGCCGCGGAAGCCGGGGCAACCTTGGATGACGCGGAAAGCGAGGAATACGACACGATTGAAGGCGAGTTGAAAAAGATTGATGAACACCTGACCCGCCTTAACGCGCTTGAAAAAGCCAACAAGGCAAAAGCCAAACCGGCGAGTGATGAAATCAAGCCGGAAAATACCCGCGCCGTTGTCGGGCACAATTCCGGCAATACACGCATCACCGTCAACAAGCCGGACGTTCCGAAAGGCACGGCATTCACCCGGCTGGCGCAAGCCTTGATGGTCGGCAAAGGAAGCCGGTGGGAAAGCATCGCCTTTGCCAAGGCGGCACCCGGTTGGGCCGACACCACGCCGGAAGTGGCGATGGTGTTGGAGCATGACATTCCCACATTGATGCGCGCGGGCGTGCCCGCGGGCACCACCACGGACACGGTTTGGGCGGGTCCGCTTGTTGTCTATCAGGTCATGGCAAGCGAATTCATCGAATTGTTGCGGCCCGCAACCATTATTGGACGCATCACCGGCTTGCGGCGGGTGCCGTTCAATATCCAGATGCCGCGGACAACCGCGGGCACATCGGTTGGGTGGGTTGGTGAAGGCGCACCCAAGCCTGTCACGTCAATGGCGTTTGACACCGTTACGTTGCGGTGGGCAAAGGCCGCGGGCATCGTTGTGCTGACGGATGAGTTGGTGCGGTTCTCAAACCCGGCAGCGGAAAGCGTTGTGCGTTCCGACTTGATTGCGGCAATGGCGCAATTCCTTGACCGGCAATTTGTTGACCCAACCGTTGCGGAAGTCACCAACGTTTCACCGGCAT